TCCAAATTTTGAAAAATTTTGGGCAATAATTAATTTTAAGTTTTTTAATAGAATTTTTATAATATTATATATTATATAACTTTGTGTCCACGTAGTTCAGCAGGATAGAACGTCACCCTCCTAAGGTAATAAAACGCTTTTAATTATTTTTAATAATTACTAATTTTATTAACAATGACAATGTTTTAGATAATTGCTAAAAATAATTAAAACTAATCAAAAATAACAATTTTGGTCACAAATCGGTCACAAGATTTTTTTAAAAAACTGTATATATATACAGTTAAAATTAGTTAGTTGGGCAATTATAATAAAAAATAGCTTCATTAATTTAATTGACTGGATTCTACTTCCAGATGAAGCGTGAGGAAAAGACTTTAACGCCAGAGTTTCAAAACTTCCGCTGCGAGCTTCATTCACAAGAAGGGGGATAGGATTGTCAAAAATTGAGTGTAATAGATGTTTAACTGTTCAAGATGCTGATGTTTACGAAGTTCGTATTCCTTCAGAAGTAAAAGATTTATCAATATATCGTTTTTTCATTCTTGTAATTGAAAAATGTAAAGGCTGTGGGGGGAAGAAGGCAGAAAAAAGAGCTTTAACCCTTGAAGGAAAGTATCTTAAGTATGGGAAGGTTAAAGACTCAAGAATAAACAAATATTTATTACATGCAATAGACAAATTTAAAAAACTTCCTAAAGTAGCAACTGAAGGAAGTAAAAGCAGCAGATTTTTTCTTTATTGCAATGTTTACGGACAAAAGCAAAAATGCTTTGCTAATTTATCAACATTAAAACTCGGATTATTTGAAGACAAAAGTCTTAAACATTTTATGAATAATTTACCCACACAAGTGGGATGTTAATACCCTCAAAGACCCTCCCTTTTTATTTTGCTAATACAAAGATTATTTCAGAGTATTAGCTTTTTATTTGATTAATCAAAATTTTGAATATAAGTATTAAAAGTCAGGTTTTAAAATGTGCAAAACGAAGATAAACCAGTACAAGAAATTGTTGTTAAAACTGAATATGACGAGTTAGTTGACCAATGTATTGAAACTGCAAAGAAATTCAGCGTTTTATTTATAACTGAACTTGTTAGTTTCTTGCCTTTTTCAAGGCAAACTTTTTATAAATATAAACTTCATGAAAATCCTGAAATAAAACAAACAATTGAAGACATTAAAGTTTTCAGAAAACAGGGATTACGGGCTAAATGGTACGACAGCAATAATCCTACAGTGCAAATAGCATTGTATAAGCTTATATGTACACCTGAAGAAAGAAGAGTATTAAGTAATAGCGACTTTGAAAGCCCTGATGAAGAAATCAAAAAACCGTTAATTATCAGTAACTTAGATAAAAAGAAATTTTTATAAATAATTTGTGGAGAATAAAATGGCATTACAAAAAGAATTTAATACACCTTATGGAATACAAGCAGATGCAGGTTATTGGAAAATAGTGGAAACAAATATTGATTGGCATACGCGCGGATCCGGTGTAACAATGTTCGGTTATTATTCAAAAGAAGCAAGAGATACAGGCTGTCAACCCATAGAATCAAGATTTTTTAATTTTAACGGTGATGACTTTATTTTTTCAGTTGATTCTAATATCGTTCAAGATGCTTATAGCAAAATTAAAACTTTGCCTGAGTTTTCCAATGCTATAGATTGTTAAGTTCTGTAATGACACAAGATTTAAGCAATTTTATTTTAGAATCGTGGAAAAACAAGCTAAAAGAATTTTTATTTATATATAAGCCAGATTCCAATATTTCTAATAAAAATAATGAGGTTTTAACATGGAATTTAAAAAACAAGAAATAACCATTGAACGCGAAAACGGTTCAACTTATACAGATACAGCAGTTGCATCTTTTAATAATGGTTTTAGTCATTTTATAGTTGATGACCATTGTTATGTTTTAGTGAATGGGAATAAATGGGCTTATCATTTACATCCTGAAGCTGTTGAAGTATTAAAAAAACTGCCAAGCAACCCTGATGAACTAACAAAGGAACAATAATTAAATGCAAATATTAAATAATTTAAAACTTTATCCAGTACCACCAATTAAAAATATTCTTCCTGATAGAAGAAAAGAAAATAAAAGCTTACAATATCAGCCTGTAATAAAGTATAAAGGCAAATTAAACATAGAGGCTTAAATATGAAGAAATTTAAAACTGTATTTGCTTTCTTGTCGGCTATTATGCCGACAATTTTCTTTTTTGGAATTGTACAAATTTTTATTCATAACAATGAAATTAAAGATTTTACATTAATAACAAGAAAAATAAAGAAAGATAAGCCTGATAATACAGCTTTAGTTAAAAGTTTAAATAATTTATTTTACAAAAAAGGAGAAAATTAAATGACAATTTCAAGTGAAGGTTTATTAGATGGTGCGCCAGGCTCTTTTAAAAAATTAGTTGATAGAGTTAATGCAGCTATAGCAAGTGCTTTAGGTGTTGTCGGTGTTACTGCATCAGCAGAAGAAATCAATATTCTTGATGATGCAACAGTAACAAATCAAGACCTTAAGGATGTTCACACTAATATAGCAGAAATTAACAAATTAACAACTTTACAGATAGATGGCATAGTCGCAAGTGGCTCGGCAACAAGCATCATGGAAGAACTTGCAACCAGATTAATGGCATTAGAAACATAAGAGATTTTATGAATGAAAAGACGCATTATTAATCATTGGACAGCCGGAAACTTCACCCCTTGCGCTGATGACTTATTTCATTACCATTTTTTAATTGATGTTGGCGGCAGAGTAATACCCGGTGTTTTTTCTGTAAAAGCTAACGATAATTGTAAAGATGGAGAATATGCAGCGCATTGCGGAGGCGGTAACACAAACAGAATAGGCATTGCTGTATGTGGGATGAAAGGTTTTGTTTCTGCTAAAAAGCAAGGCAATAGAAAACTTTCAAAAATCCAAATAGAAAAACTCTTTGCTCTTAACGCAAAAATGCTTTTAGATGAAGGTTGGAACGAAGCTACTCTTGATAATTTAATGACTCATAAAGAGTTTGGCGACTTACATCCTGATACTTCAAGTGCCGGAAAGATTGATATTTCTTTCTTGCCTGCTTATCCAACTATTAAACCTGATGAAGTGGGCGATTTTATAAGAGCTAAAACTAATTGGTATATTAAAAAATTACAAGAAAAAAGAGGTTAGACTATGTTAGAAAAATTTAAAAATATTCTTCCTGAAATTGTTGACGCTGTTCTTGATGCAGAACAAAAAAAACAAAGCGGTGAAATTGAGAACAAAAAAGAATTTGTCCTTGATATAGCTGCAAAACTGGTTAATACTCCATTTGGTGACGGTATTGAAAAACAAGTATTCAGTATGATTATTGACGGAATTGTTTATATACTGAATAGAACAGGCTTTTTTAAGAAATCCTAATGGAGTATGAATTATTAGAAGCCCAAAGGGAATTTCTTGAGATACCCCATAATTATAATCTTGATGTAGCTTTATATCAAGGCGGTTATGGAAGCGGTAAAACTTGGAGTGGTTCCCTTTTGGGTATTTTATTATGTTTGAATATTCCAGGCATAAGAGGGCTTGTGGGAGCGCAGACTTTTAAGCTTGTCAGAGATACAACACTTGTCAGTTATTTTGAACATTTAGACGCTCTTGGCTATAAAGAGGGTAGAGAATATAAGTATTACAAGGGTGATGCAAAATTAAAGTTTAAAAACGGCTCTGAAATACTTTTCCGGCATTTTGAAGAACCAACCAAGCTAAAATCTCTAAATCTCGGATTTGTTGAAATTGAAGAAATGTCTGATGTTCCTGAAGCAACTTTTAATATGCTTTTAGGTCGTTTACGTCAGAAAAATATTGATAGATATAGGATTTTTGGACATACGAATCCAGAATTTTCTAAAGGTTGGATTTATAAAACTTTTGTTCAGAAGAAAAAACATAATTACAGAATTATTATTGCCCCGACTTCTCAAAATATACATCTTCCTGAAGGATTTGTTGAAAACCTTAGAAATGCTTATGACTCTGAATATTTCAATATTAACGTTATGGGGAACTTTGGGGATTACACAAAAGGGCTTGTTACAAAAGGTTTTATTAACGATTGTACAAAACTTCCTAGCGGAAAATGGCAATATTCAAGCAATAGCAATGTCAGACCTTTAAAATACAATTCTGATTTAACTCTTCATATTTGCTGCGATTTTAACGTGGACCCGATGTGCTGGGTTCTTGCTCATATTGACCATGAAGCTGAAAAAATCTATTTTTTTGATGAAATTGTTCTAGAAAATACTACAACTGAAGAAACTATAACAGAATTTTTAAGCCGATATTCTGACCACAAAGGACCTATTATAATAAATGGTGATGCATCAGGTGACAACAGGAATACAGCTTCAGAATACACCAATTACATCATTATGCTTAACAAACTTAAAGAATTTGGTTATAAAAACGTTGAGTTTGAAATAAAAGACTTCAACCCTCCTATTAAAAACAGGCTTGCTGCCTGGAATGCAAAAACGAGAAACGCTTTAGGCGAAATAAGCATACTTATTAGTCCTAATTGTCCAAGACTTATTGAAAATTGCGAAAACGTTAAATATAAGCCAGGTTCTTCAATTATTGATGTTCCTGCTCACAGAAAAATTAAAGATGATAAGAGTTTAAAATTTCTTGTACATCCTCTAGATGCTGCTAGTTACCCTGTAGATTATTATTTCCCTATTTTACCTGTAGATGATGAACAGACACCGGAAAAAGAACCCGAATCCGTCTGGGAGAAATATGCTAATGATTTTAACAAAAGAAAAGCCTAATCCTAAAATAAAACTAACTGATGAAATCAGTACAAAATTAGTTGCTGCTATACCTGAAAAGTTTAAAAAATGGGATGAAGCACGTAACAAAATACTTGAAGTTAATAAAAAAGTCGAAGAGCAGGTATATTTTAATTCTGTAGAAACTTTTGACAAGTATTTACCGAATTTACTTGAAACAAAAGACGCTTATAAAGCGCATTACTGGAATAGTGCTTTTAAAGTACCTGCAAGCACATTCTCTATAAATTTACCTTTTCAAATGGCTGAAGCTCAAAAAAATTATGCTGCTATACAAAAAACAGCGCTTTTAAAAGCGCATAAAAAAGCAGGGGTACAAAATACCAATTTTAAAGCTCTTGAAAATTGGATTGTTAAAGGCGAATTTATTCTTTATGTTACTTGGGAAGAGTTTAAAACTTGGTCAAGAGAAGTACAAGAGAATGAAATTGTTGACAATAATGGAAACCCTTCTAAATCTTTTAGTTATCAAAATAAAGAAATTCTTAAATATAAAGGTCCTAAAGTTCTTCCGGTGATACCGGAAGATTTTGTTTTTGATGTATCCAAGAAAAAAGATTTTGATACAAATAAATGCGCTAAAATTTATCGTTCGTGGGCTACATCTCAAGAAATTATTGATAATGAAATTTACAAAGAATGTCTTAAAAATGAAAAAACAATAGAAGAAATTGAAAACTTAACATCAGATACAAAAAACAAAAATACATCAGAAGCAGAAAAAGACAAACAAAAAGCAGTTTCAGGCGATCAGATTCAAATACTTGAATACTGGGGCGATATAAAGATTGATAAAAAGTTTTATAAAAATATGATTATCGCCATTGCAGGCGGTAAACACGTTATAAGATTTGAAGAAAACCCATGGGTTATTCAGCCTTTTGTATATTGCCATTATTATGAAGACCCAAAAACAAAAAGAGGTTATGGACCTTTAGTTAATATCTTAGGGCTTAATAACAGGGCTTCAAGTATCTTTGAAATAATGCACGAAGCTTTAAAGCTTATCTTAAACCCTCCTTGGTTAACTCCGAAAGGAAGCGGCTTTATAGGAGCTGTGAATAACACAATAAAAATTGTCGCCGGTAAAGTTATTGAATACGGAGCTAATAACGCTCTAAGCAAAGCCCCTCCTCCTCGTCAGATGGAATTTAGGGATGCATTAACAGCTGATCCTTTCATGCAATTCCTTGAAAAGAAAATGGAGTCTGTAACATTAAATAAATACGCTGCCGGAGATACCGGAGCAATGACAAGAACAGCTACAGAAGCCGGAACAATTCTTTCAGGACAAAATATTAAAACGGCTATGTGGGTATGGCTTATAAGTGAGCAGGGTATCATCCCTACAATACAAAAAATGGCTTTTTATATGGCGCATTTTATGGATGAAAACGAACCTGTCAAGCTTGATGAAGACGGCTCTGATGAATGGCAAATGATAACAAAAGAAATCCGGTCAGAAGACTATGAGTATTCTATCGGTAATTCCGGTGTTATTTTAGAGCTTAAAAACAAATTACCTCAACTTTTCCCGATTATGAAAGATTTACAACAAATTTTAGGTGTTAAATTCAGCGGTGAAAAGATTTGGAATATTGTTTGTCTGGCTTTTGAACTTGAAGACCCGAAAGATTTTCTTGAATCGGATCCGCTTCAGGAAATTTTAAACCAAATTCCTCAAGAAGAACGAGAACCGGTAAAACAAATGTTAGCAAATTTAGTTACTCAAAAAATACAGGAGTTTCAAGCTAGTGGAAGTCAACCAAATACTGGGAGAACACAACCGCAAGCAATGGGCGGAGAAAATGTTGAGGTTGGAACAATGCCCAGAATTCCAAGAACTTAAAGAAAAACTCAAAACAGAAGTTTACGAAAGTCAAAATAAAGATATGAGTCCGCAAGATTGCGGATTTTTAGCAGGGATTAAATCAGTAATTGAATACCCTGAAAGAATTATAAAAGAATTTAAAGGAGAAAATTAATTTATGGAACTGGAAAACACTAATTTGACACCAGATTTAACAACAGGAAGCAACACACTGCCAACAGGGCAAGAACAAAATACACCTGTTTCTAATACTGCTGATATTTCAACACCACCACCACCAGAAGGGCAGGAACAGACTAAAATTTCTTCTGAAGGAACAATAGTAGAACAAACTCAAAAAGTTGAAGGACAAGCCCAGAAACCTGCAACCATAGAAGATGCTTTTAAGATTATCGAAAAACAACAGTCTGAGATAAATCTTAATAAGCAAAGACAGGAATCACAAGAAAAAATACAGCAAACGCATCAAGAAATAGCTCAAAGCAAAGATAACCTTAATAAAAAACACGCTGAAAGTAAATTAAATACTTATAACAAATATATTCCATTTTTGACAGACCCGAACGCTGTAAATGCTGATACTGAGGCAGATTTTTTAAAAGCTCTTCCTGATGCTTTAAAAGTACAGCTTATAAAAGAAGTTGCGAAACTTGATTCTGATTATGATTCTGAGCTTAAAAAACTTGATGCGCCTGCTGAAAAGCTAAAAGAAGAATCTGTAAAAACGCAAAGTGAAGCTATTAAAAAAGAATTTGAAAAAATTAATGCTCAAGACCTTTCTATACCTGTTGTAAAAGATATGGTTGACCTTGTTGTACAAGATTTAATACTTAATAATCAGCCTTTAAATTATGAAGTATTGACTGATTATAAAAACAATATCAAAAAAATCTTTGATGAAGGTTATAAAGCCGGACAACTGGCTAAAGCAAATGAAGCACAGACAGGAAGAATGCAGTCGACAATAGACGGTAGCACAGGCAAGGTTTATACCGCTGAAAAACCTCCAACTATTGAAGAGATAAGAAATATGACAAAAGAAGAATATTCAAAAGTAGACGAAATAGTTACACAAGCAATGTCAAAAGGTTATTACAACAAAAAATAACAGTATTTTATTAGTTAAAAACAAAAGGAGAAATTAAAATGTCCGACCAAGCACACGCTAATCCTTTATGGGAAAAGAAAACCTCTGAAGTAGTTGAAATGAATATCAATATTACTGATGGTTATGACCTCGGAACAGTCGGAATTCATCCATCAAGATTTTCTATTCCGCCACAATCAGTATTTCAACCTTACGCGACCGGCTCAGTAAAAGAAGACCCTCTTGTCGGAACAGGCGCATCAGTAGCAATCGGTACAGACAGCGTTACAACTGACCCCGATAACATTCTTGACACAACCGCAATAACAGGACTTGACGCAGCGCATGATTGTCTTACTCCTGCTTTTGGTACAGCTATTGTTAATAATACAGATTCAGCAGTTCCTATTCATTACAACATAACAGATGCACCGCTTACATCAGGAAAATTAAGAGCTGCCGGACTTATGACAGCTTTATAAAATTCAGAAATTCAGTTTATTAGTTAAAAATATGAGGTTTTAATCAATTATGGCTCAAGATTTATCAAATTTTATTTCTGAAGTGTGGTCACAAAAATTAACCGCGCTTTTAGACAAATCCGGTGTTATGATGCAATGCGTCAACAGAAACTATGAAGGACAAATAAAATCCGAAGGCGACACAGTCCATATAAGAAGTTTCGGTGATGTTACTGTTAAAGACTATGAAGGTCAAATAACCTATGATGACCTTACATCTCCTAAAAATACTTTAGTAATTGATCAGAAAAAATATTTTGCTTTTAAAGTTGACGATATTTCTAAAGCTCAGTCAAATACCGACATTATGGCAGGCTATATAGAAAGAGCAAAAGTGGCGATTGATTTAGCAAAAGATTCTTTCCTACTTGGAAAGCATGTTGATGTTCCTGCTGCTAGTACCGTGGGAACTGTTGAAACTCCTATTGCACTTACAAAAGACAATATTTACACAAACTTTGTGGCTGTTGCTAAAGCTCTTAAAAAAGCTAACGCTACCGCTAGCGGACAAAAACCATGGATTGTTATTAATCCTGACATTGAAGCTCTTTTGATTCAAGCGCCCGAATTTATTCAGGCTAATCAGACAGGGGATAAAACCTTAAAAGAAGGTTCTATAGGAAGAATAGCAGGTCTTGACGTTCTTGTTTGTACTAATTTTGAAGCTACGGCAGGAAAATATTATGTGCTTGCAGGTACTAACGATGCGGTTACTTTTGCTTCTCAGGTTGTGGAAATTGAATCTTTAAGGCTGCATGATTCTTTTGACACCGCTGTCAGGGGTTTATATGTCTATGGCGCTAAAACAGTTCAGGATGCTGCTTTAGCAAAACTAATCTGTACTGTTTCATAATATAATTTCCTTTCATTTTTTGTTTCATAGGGTGGGTTTTTACTCACTCTATGAAATTTTTATTATTTTAAAAGAGGTAAATATATGTCTGATGAATTTGAAAAAAAACTAACTGATGAGCAAAACAGTAAAGTTATCCCTTCAGAAGAAAAAAAAGTTGATTTTGATAAACTGAGAAAAAAACAGCTTGAAAATATGATGAATAATCTTGAGCAGAAAAAAAACCACGAACCTATAAAAATAACTGCTCTTAATAAAGTTCCTAAAGACAAAAGATACTCTAAAGAAGCTGTATGGACTTGTTGTAACCTGAATAATGAAACTGTTAGCGATGTTAACGGAGAGCAGGCGCACAGCTTAATAATTTATCCTAAAAACTATGTTTTAGTATTTGACCATATATTTTTATAGGTGAAAAAATGAATCTTTTTGACCTTTGTAAAGCAATAAAAATTCAAAACGAAGACCCATTAGATACTGACGCTACTTTTGACGATTTTTTCGAAGACGAAGAAGCTGCTGATATAATTTTGTCTATTAATTCTGTCAATAATTCTATCTGTAACAGTAATGACTGGAATTTTCGAGAAGCAAAAACAACTTTTCAGACTGTAATTGCTGAAGATGAATATACAAAACCTTTCGGCAAAATATGGAAAATGAAACACGAAGGGCAAGTAACTCCGCTTGGTGAGATTCATTATGATTATATAATTGATTATCCTCAAACCGGAACACCTTATAATTATTCATTTTATGCTGATAAATTAATTTTATATCCTACACCGACAGAAGTTAAAACAGTTACAGCATATTATTATACAAATTATTTTGCTAAAAGTATAAATGAATCTTCAGAAATTGTTGACACTTCAAGCCTTGCTAATGGAACGGATTATTCAATAATTCCGGTACATTTGCACGATATTCTTATTTATGGGGCTTGTATAGAGCATTATAAAAAGCCATCAAGAGAAAAATCAATATTATGGCAAGCAAGATTTGAACAATTAATGACAGATTTTGAAAATGCTTGCAAAAACTCTGTTAACGATTACAAACGCGTTGTTTTTGGCGAAAGACCACAAGATATTATTCAAGACTTTTTTGACCCAAGAAAGTAATAAATTATGCTTAATATACCTTTATACAATCTATCCGGTGGGATAGATTTTTTGCATTCTGAAGTGACCATGGAACAATCAAAAACTAAATGTTCATGGTTTGATGCTCAGAATATAGAAATAAATAAAACAGGCAGTATTATTAAAATGCTTGGAAATATTGAGTTAGGACAATTAACAGGTCAAAAAATACTAGGAATACAAGATTATTATCATAAATCAGGAACACATTTTTGTTTAGTTAACGCTTCTGAAGGTAAATTATATAATTTTGATACCGGAAGCGGTGTTTTTACAGAACTTCATTCAGGATTCAGTCTTATTGAAAGATGTACTTATGTTAACGCTTTTGATGGATGTATTGTAAATGACGGAGTTAATGACCCTGTTTTTTATGAATATAACGTTACACCTGCAATAAGCCAATGCAATACACCGTCAACGCACAGAGGAAAACCTCTTTGTCTACATAAAGGCAGATTATTTGTAAAAACATTAAGCGGTCTTGGTTATTCAGCTTTAGGAAAATACAATGACTGGACTACTGCTAATGATGCCGGAGTAATTGAGGATATTTGGAACGATTATTCAGAAGTTACAGCTTTAAAATCTTACGGTGAATATTTAGCAATTCATAAAAAATCAGGTAATGTCTATTTATTAACGGGTAATTCTCCCGAAACTTTCGAGGTAACACCTTTTGGAGATAAAGCAGCAGTAAGTCAATTTGCTGTTAATAATGCTTTAAATATGCAGCTTTATTACTCTGAGAATGCTTCTATTTATCCGCTTACACATAATTCTTTAGGTCAAATTAAACTTGATGATGAAATCAGTTTAATGATAAGCAAAGATTTTAGTAATATAGATACTTCAAAGCTAACAGATATAACCATTTTAGAGCATCCAATAAAAAATCAAGTTTGGTTTTTTATGCCTTATCAAAATACTGATGATTTATCTGTTTGTTGGATTCTGCATAAAATTGATAAAAAAAATATAGCGTGGATGAAAAGGGTTGCACTTCCTGTAACGTGCGCGACCGTTGTTGATAATATTATTTTAACCGGAACTTCTGACGGAAAGATTTTACAAGAAGATTTTGGAGCTACTTTAAACGGTGCGCCTCTTCCTGCTTTTTGGGATTCCCCTTGGTTTCATTTTGGAATGCCTGAGTTTTTAAAATCTGCCGACAAATTATTTTTCAGTTGTTCAGGTGAAAGATTAAATAAATTTAAATATTTTTTCAGAAAAAATTATGACAGAAATAAAGTAACTAATACAAAAGAAATAATTATTAATAATACCAATGTTTTAGACTATGACTCAGGCGAAGAATACGACAGCGGTTTAGTTTACGCTGATAATATACCTTTGAGAACTAAAAAGAAAAAAATACCAGGAAAGTTTTTATCTCTTCAGCTTCACATAGAATTGACTGAATTAGATGATGATATAGCCCTTTTGGGCTTAGTGTTTACCGATATAATTTCGGAGGAATAAAAAATGACACAAATCGGAAGTTTACAAAATATAAACGGTATTGCTTATTCTAATCCCCATAATGCAAATTATCAAGCAATAAAAACAGCTCATAATGCTACAGATGCAGAAGTAACAAGCCAATCAATAAGAATTAATAATCTTGAAAGCGGTAAAGCAGATTTAACAATTCAAGTTCCAGATTTAACCCTTGCGTCAGATGGTTGGACTTTAGTATCAGGGTTTTATGAGTATGATTTAGCAGATGAAAATATTACTGTAAACAGCATTGTAGGTATTATTCCTGAAAAAGCTTATATGGATATTGTAACTGCTGCGCAAATAGTTAATGAAACTGACTCTTCAGCCGGAAGCGTAAAAGTTTATGCTAAAAATCAACCTACTGGAAATATAGGTGTAACTTTGAATATTACGGAGAAAGTATAATGGCAAAAGGTATATTTCATGGGTCAGGTGGGGGCTTATTAATCCCCATAAAAACAGCTTTTACAGATAATGGGATTTTAGCAAGAGCTACAGGTCTTCAGGCTAGAGATGGTTCAACTTTCAACAGAGCTGCTAACCCTGCTAAATTTAATGCTATAGGTTTACAGTTTGGTTATACTGGTACTTTTAATACCTCTGCAACTCCCTCAACAAACAATATGACCGCTGCTAATCTCCCTGTGGGGTACACTGCAAGCTCTACTTATGGTACAAATGCTTGGAAGTTAAGGGATGGCGATTCTGCAACATATTTTTCAGCTACAGGGCTTCGTAACTCCATAGCCTTTGGTTTTCCAACGCAAAGTATAGGAGGTTTTAAACTTAAATCAAAATCCCCTTGGGGAAATACAATGGTTACATCTGGTAATGTACAAATAAGGCTTGGTACTGAAGTTTTAGATACTGTAAATATATTCCACGCTATCTATACTAACGACCAAGAAGTGAGTTTTAGTTGTAACTTCCCTATCGGTATGGCTGATAATATTATTATTAATGCAGAAGGGATAGGACAAGCAGATGATACAACATACTACATGGGGGATATCTCAATACTTCCTCTTGACCTCTCAAAAATAAAAAATGTAGCAACTCCATTCATTACAGGTGATGCTGTAACTGTAGCTCCTGATACAGGTGAGGTTTTACCTACAGGACTTACATTAGGAACAATCTATTACGTTAATAAAATTGATGCAGATAATATTAAATTTTATGATACCTATGCTAATGCAATAGCAGGGGGAGCTACAGGGCTTATAGCTATTACAGATGCAGGAACAGGTACATTCAAAGTTGAACACGCTGATATATTCAGGGTTGATACTTTAGAAGGTGGAATCATAGCTTATTAAGAGAATAAAATGTATAAATTTTTACCTATAATTGCAAATAAAACAAAAGACAAATACGAAAATTTCGAGTATTTGCCTTTTGTTATGAATCTTTTTAATGAATATAAAGATTTATTAACTGATGATTATTACCCAAAGAACCAAGAAGAACTCGTTTATTTTCTTTTAAATGAAATAAACAGTTTATATCCTTGGTTTTTAATTATTTTAAACCCTGAAAATGAACCGATAGGAGTTACTTTTATTTCACACTGGCACGGAAACAAAACAAAATATCATTCTTGCCAGATTCATGCAGTATTTGAAAAGAAATATTGGGGAACACCTGTAAAAGAAGCAAGTAATCAGCTTTTTAATTATCTTTTTAATTCTTTAAATCTTGAAAGAATACAAATGGAAATTCCTGATTTTAACAGACCTGCTCAGATTTACGCTTATCAAATGGGTTTTAAAAAAGAAGGAATCGTAAGACACGCAACTTTTAAAAACAATAAACCTTTAAATCATATACTTTTTAGTTTAATAAAGGAGGAATTTAATAATGGGTAGAGGAAATGATCAACCTACTCCACCACCTGCGCCAACGCCAGCAGAGTTTTCGCCATCTACAATTAAACAAGACGGTAAAATTGTAGGTAAAACTTATAAAGATGCTGCAACTGGTGAGATAATTACAGAATATCTTAGCGACCCTGAAGCTTTAGCCAGAGAGCAAGCTAATCAGGCTTCTTTAACAAAACTTTATTCAGCTCTTGGAAATAGAACAACTGACCAAGTAGACGCAGCAAATCAATACAGAGATACTTTTGTTAATCAAGCATCAAATACATTCAATCAACAATTTGACCCGACTATAAGAAGAACCAGAGAAGATAACGCATCAAGATTTGGAAGTCTTAATAATTCTATATTCAGAGATGCTCTGGCAGAAATTGACAAAGCTAGAAGTTACGGGATGTCTGATATAGCTCAAAATGCAGAATTAAATAAACAGAATTATTTAAGTAATTATGATAATGAACTTTATAAACAAATAGCTGCTATCAGCGGTGATTTAGGTGCTTATGCAACACTTGCAGGACAGACAGGTCAGCAGTCAATGGCAGGCAGTCAATACGGAACTAATTTAAGTCTTCAAAATAACGCTGCTGCTACAAGCTATGGAATGAACCTATATAATTCATTAATGAGCAATTATATGAATGATAGAAATAACTCAAGTGCTACAAAAAGAGCTATATACACAGCTATAATTGGTGGCGTTAGTGGCGGTAGTTCTTCTTCTGCTGCTTAATCCAAAAAGATATGAGGTTATTTAAAAATGGGATTTTTAGACAATTTTCGCAAAAAACCAAATACTGATGAGAAAAATAATAATCAATCCATGGGTGAAAATATCAATCCTGTTTTTCACCCTTTAAAATTTTTACAGCAACAAGATGCACAAACACCAGAAGTAAGAACAACAGTAAACAATAAAGTAAGAAATTATGACCAACAAAACTCTTTTTTAAGAGGACTTGCTAATGCTACTTATGGTATTGGGGTAGGAGCTATGACAGGTGATCCGTTTTTAGCAGCGGTTACATCTGCAAAAATGGGTTATGATGGTTATAAAAGAGCTGAAGCTAATAATTCAGCTTATGAGCAAACTATTAATGAGTTAGATGCTAAGTATAAAATGGCTAATGAGCTTAATCATCTTGTTAATGATAAACCTGATGCCTCCGCTGCTGATTTGCAAAAAGTTTATGATACTGATTATTATGATGATTATACAAAAACTTATAGTCCTGAATATCAAAAAGTGCGTTCCGGCTTAAATACTGCTGATGTACAACAAAATAGACTTGATAACGGAACCGTAAACTTTAACCAAGGCTATATAAGCGACTCCTCAGTAAATAATATAGCTAATGACCAGATAGAACTTTTAAAAGATGCTCATAATAAAGGTAACTTTCAAACTGCTTTAAGCTTTTTGAAAAATAAAACACCTCAACAACCTGTTAATAATCCTCTGCCAGTTCCTCAAGAATTTAATTCCAGTTTTACAGTACCTTCTACCGGACTTAAATTCCTTCAACCAAATGGTTTAAATGGTGGAGTTGAAACGCAACAATGGCAAGGTGGACAACCTAACTTATATAATTTATGGAATGCGCCTGGCTATAATTCCGATGCTCAAAAAAAACTTGTTGAATACAGCGCTTTAAACCCTTCTGCTGTACAAACAAGGATTGAGAATAAATTTTTACCTTTCTTAAAACAGGAAGAATTAACACATAAACAACAAGAAAATAAATACTTCCCTTTAAAACAGCAATATGATTTAAATAGACCTTATTTTAATCCAAATCAAGGACATCTTACGCCTTATCAACAATGGCAAATGGAACAAGCGCAAGACAAAGCAGAAAGAGAACAACTTACAAATTATAACAATTATAAATATTTAAATGACGCTGTTTATTCTCTTGAAAATAAAAATAAAGATTTCTTTGGTCATGATCAACCTGGAACTGATGAAGATTATAAAGCTTTAGGATTTAAAGGCGGTAGAGCAGAAGCTATTTTAACACTTCAAAAAATGAAAAATAATGGATGGGGCAGTAATTCTAATCAGAATAATGACCCTCTCGGAATTAGATAAGGATTTTTAAAAATGTCTTTAAAAGATTTTGTTTCAAAAATAAGAGCTAAACACCCTGAATATAACGATATTGAAGATAATGAATTGGCTCAAAAAGTTATTCAGAAATATCCTCAATATCAAGATATGATTGAAACACCTGTATTATCTCAGCCAAAAACTGAGATTGTTAATAATATTCCTGAAACTATAAAACCTGCTTTAACAGGTGAAGTAAAAAAAAGTAAATTTGGTAATTACCCAGTTCAAACTTTTTCAGAAGATTATTTAAACAGCCCTGAATATCAAACAAGAATACAAAAAAACATTGAATTTGCTAAACAGCAAGGTTTAGATGAAGGAAAAACTGTTGACTTAACCCCAGAAATGTATAAATTTGCAGGTCTTTCAGCAGTGCCTTTAGTTGGTCCGGCAAAATGGGCTTTACCTGCAAGAATGGCTTTGCAAGGTGGTACTGTTGGACTTCTTGATTCAGGTATTAATGCGTTACAAGGTAAAGAAACCGATGTAGTTGGTAATGTCGTAGGTGGAACATTGACAGGTGGCACTATTGGTGCTGCTTTGCCTTTTTTGAAAAAATTTGCTACAGCTGCCGGAAAACCTATCACTAAAGGTGTTGAATATCTTGGAAATAAAGTTGTACAAGGTGCTGAAAATTTAGGAGATAGTTTTATTTCAAAACTTTCTAAAAAAGCCGGAGAGCTTAAACCTTTAGCAGAAATGCCAAAAGCTAATTATGCTGAAGCTGCAATATTAAACAGTCCTGATTTTAAAATACATAAAACTGCATCAGAAATTTCAAATAATATTGACCCTTACTGGGAAATGTCAGATGATTCAATTAATACAACAGGAAATAGAGTTTACAAGGCTATAAAAAATCATTTAAAATCAAATACTTCTTTCCCAAGTGCCGATGAATTAAGAATAACTCAAGACAAGCATAATCAAATAATTTCAAAACTTAATGAAACTTCGAGAGAAATTAGTACACCTTATGGAGATAAAATTTTAAAAACAGGTAATGAAGTTTCTCAAATAGATTTTAAGCCTTTTAATAAAGAAATTCCTAATATTGCTAAAAATACTGTAAAAGGTTTAAGCAAAAATGATATAAAAAATATACTTGATGAAACAGGCAATCATCCTTACGATGATTTTTATTATCATATTTCCGACAGAAAACAGATTGGCAAGATTCCGGCTTTTCAATCAGGAAAATTAAACGAGCCTGTTGTGTGGATGTCAGAAAAAGTTTTAGGCAACCACGGACAGGGGCATGTATATGCAATCCCAAAAGAGCTTGTAAAAGAAAATTTAGGACAATCACCAAATAGATTTATTGTTCATTCAGGAGATTTACCACTAGAAAAGACTTTGTATTTAGGAAAAACAAACGGAGTAGACCCATTTGATGTATATAATGCTTTCCAAAATGCAGAACATCCAATAGGTGGACAAGAAAATGTTCCTTTAAACAATGAAGTTATAACAACACCGCAAGGCAATAAACAGTTAAATATAGGGATTCAGGAAAATCAACCTAATGAATTTGTACACGAACATGGTATAAATTTAAAAAACGATACAACCATTGCCGGCAATCAAAAAGAATCAATAAACGATATAAGGCAAGCTTCCAGCGGTTTTAAAAACTCACAAGTAGTAAAAATAAATCAGCTTTCAGATAAAATAAGAAACTTAATCCCTGACCCGATACAAAGGCAGGGATTAACTCTTTTAAGAGATGTTGGCGGAGATGTAAGCAAATTAAAAGCTACTGATGGTGATTGGAGATTCGAGCCTTATAAACCTGCCATTGATTCTGCAATTGATATGGCTGAAAATCCTGCTAAATATTCTCATGTTCAAGAAGCAAATACTTTACTGGAAAAATATTACAATGAAACCGGTAAAGCAGGACTTTCAGAAGGATTTTTAAAAGATTTAAGAAGTAACTATATAAACAGGGTTTACGAAAGACAATCCCCTGCAACTGGAAAAGCTATCGCAACTATAGATAGAGTAAACGGACATATAAAACAAAGGAATTTTGAAACTATTATTGATGCTATAGATAATTTTCAAAAACCCGCTACTCTTGATAGTGCTGATTTATTATCAATTCACGGTGCAGAGTTTTCAAAAACATTGGCAAATAATAAGCTTGTAACTGCTTTAGAAGAGGCAGGTTTAGGAGATTGGACAGGCTCAAAAGGTGCTTTTGTCGGTGATAAACAACTTGCAAATATTGAAAGAAATATCCCACAAACGCAAAGAACAGGAATAGAAGTAAAACAAAACCCTGTATATTCCGATGCTAATCCTAATCAGGTTGTTTCTACAAAACAGGCAATTACTGAAATAAAAGAACCTATCTTTGATAAAAACGGGAATCAGATCGTAAATCGTGAAATTTTCGCAGTACCAGACTGGTTAGAAAAAGGCTTAAAATCAATTTCAGAGCCTAATTTTTTAAATAAAGTTGATGAATTAAGAGCAATACATAAATATCAAGGTTTTGTTAAAACGATTGACCTTTCTATGTCTTTCTTTCACCATTTCACTTTTGTAATGCAATCTTTATATCAAAATAAATTTTCTTTTGGAACAGTAAAAGACATCGGTTCTATTGTTAAAAACGTTGACGGTTTATTAGAACATCCTGAATTTAATAAAATGGAGGTTGATTTTACTGAAAATGGCGGAATAACTTCTAAAGTTGACCAAAATATTGACGTTTTAAGAAAATTATCGGTTGATAATGATTTTTTACAAAAAGCTTTAGATACTCCAGGATTAAAACAGTTTTTACATCTTAATGAAAAAAACGCTAATTTTCTTTTCGGGAAAATGCAAAGATGGCTAAAAGTAACTGATTATAATAAAAAAGTTACTCAATATATGCAAAAAAATAACTGGAAATCTGACGCTCAACTTATAGATGCAAAAAGAAGTATTGCCAGAGAAGTAAACGCAGCTTATGGAGGTTTAAACTGGGAAGCTCTCGGTGTTTCTCCTTCTATTAAAAGAATCGGACAATTATTTTTACTTGCGCCTGACTGGACATATTCAAATATAGAGCTTGCAAAAATAGCAGTTCAGAAAACACCGGGTGGAACAATAGCCCGACAACATTATACAACTGCTTTACTCGGCGCAGGAATACTAACAGAAGGCTTAAGCTATCTTTTTACAGGTCATTTTACCGACAAAAACCCTAAAGGATACGAATTTGAAATTGAAGTAAGACCAGGTGTTTATGTTTCTTTGTTTCGTGGCGCTATAGGTGATGCAATGAAACTAGGAAGTAGAGTTCAGGAAAACGGAGTTAGCGGAGTCGGAGAATTTGTAGGCGGTAAAGGCTCACCATTCTTAAGAGGACTTATGACTGCTGCAACCGGAAGAAATTATTTTGGACAAAAAGTAACAAATACTGGTGGAGATATAATTAATTTCGGAAAAGGTAAAAATTTAAACTTTTTGCAAAAATCGGGTAATTATATTTCTGGTGTTGGTGATTCTGTTTCCCCTATGCCTTTTGGTGCTAAATCAACTCAAAAACTTATTTCAGAAGGAAATAAAGACCTTGCAAGTTATATGCTCATTATGGCAGGTGCAGGACGCTCAGGAAAGAAAAAAGAAAAACCGACTATAGATTATAAAAGAATAATGGGGATAAAATAATGAATGATTTTTTGCCTTATGCCGGTGTAATTATTGCAGTTGTCGGCTTTTGTATTCAGTTCGGCATGTTTGTTAGACCTGTTGAGCTTGAAAAAAAACACAGAGAAATTATGGAAGAATCTTACAAAAAGTTTGCTTCCATAAATATGGTTGAAGATATGAAAGCTGAATTTAAAGAAATTAAATCTAAAATTGATCAAATTTATGAAATGCTTCTACAAAGATAATTTTTAAATATCCTTTCTTGAATTTGTGTTTATTTTACCCCTCTTTGATTTTTCATTGAGGGGTTTTTTATTGTAAATATCTTGTAATAATTATAAATTTATATACGATTAGCGAAGCCACAAAGCCCAGAATTAAAAGTTTAAGTGTGATTACTATACAAACAATATTAGTAATAATAAACGTGGCTTAAAATTGATTGTAAAGATGTTGTAACAATATAAAGAAATCGTTAAAGTTTTTTAAAAAGAATGACGAAACAAATATTATAGAGATTAAATAACAAAACATGAAACCGCTTTTTAAGCGGTATTTTTTTGCGCAATTTTTCACCTTTAGATGTTTTTATATTTATATAGGAGAATGGGATTGGATATAAAAACAAATTTTATTCAAAGAAGCGGAATAGATAGGCGACAGGCTCAAAAACATATCGAGGTTGATAATCGTTCCGGCATCGATAGACGGCTAGAGCCTGAACTTTGGAAAAAACATCAAGAAAACATTTTTAATAAAGATACAGAAACGGCTTTAAGGCTTTGTCCGCCAGCAAGGAAAGTTATAAGCGCATTTGAAGGCAATGACTCGGGAAATTTGGCTTATGCTGGCGGGATGCTTTTTCGGGGGATTAATGAAATTAAAGAAGATTTTAGCGATATTAAGTCGGCTTTAATTCCCGGACTTCATCAGGTCAAGGATTATGATAAGCAGCATCCTTTCTGGGCAGTGCAAGGTTCTTTGATTGAAAAAACTAAAATTGGTAAATTTTTAGTTAATTATGACAAGACACTTTTTGGTTATACTTTTATAAAAAAAATCTTGCAAAAATCAGGCATGACGGGATATGAAGTAACAGAAAATAATCTTTATAAACTCGAAGGCTCTGCAATTTCTAAAGTGTTGGGCGGTGCTGCTTTGAGGATACCAGTCTTAGGAGCTGCGCTTTTTGCAGCTATGGAATCACCTAACATCTTTAAAGCAAGGGATAAGCCAAAAGAAGCTTTAAAGTCAGGAATTAAAATTGTATCAATAATGGGATTATCTGCCTTGTTTGGATGTGTAGGCAGACACTACGGCAAAATAGTTGAAATGGTACTTATGGGTTTAGGTATTATGACAGGTGGAAAACTTTCTGAAAAAATAAATTCTAAACTTTAAGCTTTTCTTTTAAAAGGTTTATTGCAGTATCATAGGCTTTTTTCCCGCCGTCAAAAATTTCTTTTGCTTTAGCTTTAATAAGTTCTTCCTGAATTTCTTTAGAATTAATTTCTTCTAGAGTTATTCCGTCGAACATCCCGATTCTGCAATTTCTGACAAGTCTAGCGGTTTCCTGATGTTTTATTGCGCTTTTTAAATCTTTTACTTGTTGGATGCCAGTAAAACTAACATTTCTAATCATTTTTAAAATCCTTATTTTGTTTGTCTTAATTATATAACGCTTCTAAAAACAGAAATTGACATTACAAATTGTAAATAAGTTTTTGCTGATTTTGGCAATTTTTTATATTCACTTGTTTTATATATAACACGATAAGAAAATTCGTAGTTTTGTATAAGTCGGAGATTAAAATAATGGTCGTATCAGTATTATTATTTGAAAAATTTGTAATAGGATTTTTAACAAGACTAAGAGGCATAATTTTTGCCGGTTTAATCAAGGAATGGATTGCATAAAATATACTTATAACTAAAAACACCCTCTCCTATTCTTTTTTATAAGGGTGTTTTTTAATGCTATTTTCTCATGTTTTAATCTATTTAATCTTTATAAATGTTGTTAGTTTATAAAGGTTTTAAAAAAAATGAAAGATATAAATAAAGCGAATTCCGCTAAAATTCGAGTACAAAAAAATAAAAATAATCTCAAAAAACTTGAGTTGCTTAAATTATTAGAAATAAAAATGTTTATTATTCACCATATACAATAGTTGTAATTCTTCTAAAAAAGAGAAAAACTGTTTTTTCGTTAATATCAACAAAACTAACTTTTGATATATGCCCTTTTCTCGCGGCTTCATATGCACTTGCATCGCCAATTTCAACAAAGTAAAGCACGTTTAATGCGCTTGCTCTCCCTTGTTTCAAACTAGCTAGTTCGTATCCTGTTGTTATTCCTGTTGCCGTAACTGGATATTTGGCATTTGTATAAAACAAACCAGTTGCGTTAGCGCTGGTATTAATTGTTATAAACAAAATAGATACAAAGATTAATACAATAAAAATTTTTTTCATTTTTGATTTCTCCTATTCGCCATAAACTGTTGTTGTATATTTCGTAAAATAAGGTGTAAAAGACCCGTATCTGATTTTTTCTTTACTAATACTTACATAAAGTATTTTTGTGATATTGCCGTCTTGTGCTGCCTCAAATATACCTCCTTCTCCCCACTCTACTAAATTTAATACATTATAAACTGATGCAGAACCTTTTTTTAATTTTTCTAAATCAATTTTTTTGTCTGAAATATTGATAATGTTGTTTTCTTGCAAGTTAACATTTTTAGCAACATCAACAGGTAAACTAATATCAGTATGAAACCAACCTTTATCATAATATTTGAAACCTCTGCCATGTCCAATAGCAAAAGCAGGTGTTACAAAAAAACATAAAATTAAAATAATTAAAAATCTACGCATATCTTTACTCCGTTAATTTAATAAATCTTTCTCTGGCTTCTTTATCACCTTTAATCGCTTTTACAGCATAACTTAAAAGTTCTGGGTCTTTTATAGCTACTGATAAAATTTCATTTAATACTTTAGGAGCAATTTTTAATTTTTCAGCATTTTCTTTAAGTTTTAAATTATATTCATCCATTGAATAATCATCAAAGTTAATTTTTAAGTCGGCTTCTATTTTTTTTCTATCTGTTTCAGAAAGAGAATGTTCGCCAGCTTCTATTTTAGAAATATTTGATCTTGTTACATCCAAAATATCAGCAATTTTTTGCTGAGTTAAACCTTTATTCTTTCTGATTGTTTTTAAAATTTTACCATACATTTAGTTATAACCTTTTAAATATTTATTTCTCACAAAGTGTTGACAAAGGTGAGAAAATGTGAGATATTCTAATTAAGATATTAAACAAAAGTTTAAATTAAAGTTTAAACATAATACTAAAAGAGATTTTAAACGAAAGGAGCAAATATAACAAGTGCAGATTCATTTTAACGCACCTGATGAGAAAACAAGAAAGTTTCAGGCTATTCTTAAGCTTCAAGGCTCTGACCAGTCTAAGTTTCTCAGAGAAATAGTTTTAAAACATATTAAAAAATACGAAAAACTATTGTCTATTTAAACAAAAACATTGTTTATAGATAAATTGCCACAACAATTAGTTAAACAACAAACAGATTAGGCAAAAAAAGAGAGCGGTTAAGCTCTCAGTAATACAGATTAGACCCTTAAAAAAGGATCTCAAGAAATTATAACACAAAACAGACACCCCTTTTAAGGGGGAGATTTTAGCACAAATTTAAGAGGTAAGAAAACATGAAAATTAACAGAAATAGCATTATTAACAGAATTCTTTACAACTTCGGGCTAAGAATTGTTGAAACAGAGCATTTATTCTCTCATAGAGAAGCTTTAGAGTTTCATTTAAACGTTGATGAAATTAAAAAAATCAATGAAACCGCGAACGCTCTTTATGCGGAAAAAATGACAAGAAAATCAAAACCTTCTCAGATTCTAGGCTTAATTCCTTCAATGGGGGTCTAGTTAATGACAATGCATTTTAACGGTCATCTTGTAACACCGGAAGAAGAAAAAGAATTTAGAAAAAATTACGATTACGGCAATTTAAGAATTGGTCAAATTCGAGAAGAACTTAACAAAAAATATCCATTGGAGGACTAAAAATGGACAAAGAATTATTAAAAAAAATAAAAAATATTCCAATGGTTGAAATTTTAGAAATGCTAAATAAGACAAACTTGTACAGCAGCAGAATGGGAAGATATTTTTGCTAATAAAAAATATACAGAACATTGTAACAACGAATTTGAATATACAAAATGTCAGATGGCTTTTGAGTATTGCAAAAAATTATTACAACAAAATCAATAAAAAATTAAAAAAATAATAATTAAGAGGAAAAATAAACAAATAATGTTTAAACTCAATAATAACGCTTTTTTAATGGTATCAAATAGCGAAATAGAACAGGAATTAGGTAATTTCCTTTTAGAAGTAAGTAAAGATTATGCACAACCAATAGAAAACACTGGTAAGTCATTATATGAACTCGAAATGAGAACAACAGGTGCGTGGATACAAGATTCTTTCACAGAGATGTATTGCGATATGAGTTCTAATCCGGATGAAATATTAAGACAAGCTTGGAGTGCTACCAATAGTTTCATAGAGCCAAAAATTTCTTTTGAAGAATTTTGTAAAAACCACAGAGTTAAATAAACAGATTAGACAATTTTAAGAGGTAAAGAGAAATGATACTCACGGAAGAACAAATAAAAATAACAGATTCAATTAATTCACCTGATGAAAACATTGTTATCAATGCTTATGCAGGAAGCGGTAAAACTACAACATTAATTGAATTAACAAAAGCAATACTTGAAAAAGAAACTGAAGCAAAAGTTTTATATGTAGTTTTTAACTCAAGTATGGCAGATGAAGCAAGATTTAAATTTCAACAAAACTGGTTAGATGTTGAATGTAGAACAGCTCACAGTTTCGCTTTAAGTCAATTCAGAAAAAAACAACAGATTAATGTTGCCGGATTTATTGATTATTCCATCTATGAGCAGATTAAACCTCAAGAATTTTGCAGTTTTATCAAAGTTAATAAACTTCTTGAAAATTATTGTTTAAGTTATCAAAAAATAAAATCTTTTGTTGAAACAGAAAAAGAAAAAGCTTCTTTAGGATTAAGAAGCAAAGATAACTTTTCTATGGTTGAAATAGAAACTTTTGAAAGACTATATTACTACTTAATTGAGAACTACACCTATACACACGGTTTATATCTTAAAGAATACGCTATGAATACAGACATTATAAACGGTTATGATTATCTGTTATTTGATGAAGCGCAAGATGCCGACCCGTGGATGTTAGAAATAGCAAGAAAAATTAATTGTAAAAAAAGATATTTTGTAGGAGATACGCATCAGTCAATTTATGGATGGCGTGGAGCTATTAACGCAATGGAAAAGGTTGAAAACGCTGCAATTTATAATTTAAGCAGCAGTTTTAGGTTCGGTAATGAAATAGCCGGAATTGCTAACGAAATTTTAAGTTACAAGCCTTCTTTTAAAGGCTTAATTTCCGGCTCGGGAGTTTGTCCGACTTCTGAAGATTCACCAACAACAGTTTTATTTAGAACAAATGCTTCTATGATTGAATATGGGCTTAAAAAACTTGATGAAAACTCAAAAACAAAATTAACTTTCCAAGGTTTTGCAAATAATAAACAAAGCAATGAATTTACAGAAATTTATCACGATTTTTTAAGCTTAATTAAAGCTATTGCAGAAGAAGAAGGCAAAAAAGAACTTTTAGCCGGATTAAATCAGAATTTTTATTTTGCAAAATTATCAACAAAAATAACTAAAATGCAAAATATCGCTAAAAAAGAAAGAAGTTCTTTAAGGTCATATCTTCATGCGCAGGCTAGAAATAATTGTATTTTTGATAATGAAATTTCAAGATATTTTAATTTTTTCACTAACAATGAATACAAAATCATTGAAAAACTTATTCAATTAAGAGATTCAGGAACGATTGAAGACCCAGAAGTATCTTATAACTTAATTACAGCCCATAGAGCTAAAGGGCTTGAGTGGGATAGCGTTTTAATTTCTGATGATGATTGGAGTACCGACACTGTAGAAGAATTAAATTTGCTCTATGTAGCTGTAACAAGAAGCAAAGGAAAAATAATAATAGAATCTAATGTTGTAAAAGAACTTTTAGAGAATAAACAACAAAAATTAGCAGTTTAGAAGAATTTTAGAAAAGGAGAAAATTTTTAATGCAACCGATTAATTTTTCAGAAGTAAAAGAAGCAAAAGCAGCGGGTCTGCAATGTGGCAAATACCTTGCTATTTATCATGAAGTTAAGGAAAAAAAATCAAGCAAAAATACTGATATGTTTGAATGTGATCTTAAAATAATGGCAGGAAAACATAAAGGCAAGATTATTAAAGATTATTTAGTCTTTAAGGGCAAAGATGAAAATGCCACAAAAAAACTTCTCGGTAAAGTTAAAAAAATATATAAATCTATTCACGGTGAAGAAAAAGCTAATTCAAAATTCACCCCAAAAACAGAAGATTTGCTCGGACAAATGATAATGATTGATGTTGTACCGAAATTAAATGAATTTACAGGTGATGACGGAATTCTAAGAAAATCTTATCAAGCAAAAATAGACTTTGCAGGTTATTTCCCGGCTGATGATTATATGGAAATTATGGATTCAGAACTTTTTGATTGTCCAATCTATAAACAAGAAGAAACAACACAGCAAAACAATACAGTTCCGCAAGGTGATGAACTTATCGGAGAAAACGAAATCCCTTTCTAAAAAGCTTAAGAGATTACTCCTTGGCTCTTGAAACTGAGATAATTTCAGGATACGTATAAACGGAGCAAGTGGGTGGAAAGCCTACACCTCGAAAGAGGTTAAATTAAACAGATTAGACAAAAAAGAGGATTTTAAATAAAAATGTCAAATATAGATGAATTATTAGGAGAAATAGAGCCGCCAAAATTAAGCAATTACGCTGTACTTGTTTTAGGCGATCCCAAAACAGGCAAATCAACTTTTGCAGCAAGTTCAGCAACTCCTGAAGAAAAAACAATAATGTTGAACCTTGAAAAAGGTTTAGCTTTTATTCAAGAAACAGAAAATTTAAGAATTTATCCCGGCAAAGAAAAAGCTTGTAAAATGTCAGATTTAAGAAAACTTTATATTTCACTTAAAGCAGGCGGTCATAATTATAAAAATATAGTTTTTGATACAGCAGATGCACTCTGGGATATTATTTGGGATGATTATTTGCCTCAGATACAAGCAGGATTGCCGGGGCAAAAACCAAGACCAACACAAACAAGCATCGAGTTACAGGATTATGTCCCGATGTATGAAAAATATCAAAAAACATATAATATGTTCAGAGATTTGGGATTAAACGTTTTCTTTACCGCACATACAAAAAGAACAGAAGACGACCCAAAAAAAGTAATCGCTTTGCCCGGAAAACTTGGTGGTTTAATTGGCGGCTCTGTTGATATGATTCTTCATTTAACTGCAAAAACAACTAATGGCAAAATGGAAACAACTTTATACACTCAGCCGAATGTTTTACTTGATGCCGGACATAGACATTTTGGAGTTGCTCTTCCTGAAAAAATGATAAATCCTGTTTGGGCTGATATTCCTAAAATATTAGAAAAAGGAATTAAAAAAATCGAAAAAGCTCCTAAAAAGGAAATTAAAAAAGAATTATCTCAGGAAAAAATCAATAAAACAGCTAATGATTTACCTGATGAAGACCCAAATAAAGATTTTGCAGAGAATGAAACAGGTGTAAACGGTGAAATAGAAACAACTCCATCGAAAAATTCAACAGAAGAAATTTTTGAAAGTCTTGAACCTGCAACAACTGAAACAAAAATCCCTACTGATCCGGCAGAAATAAGAAAAGCTTTTCTTGATTTTGGTAAAAAAATAGGATTAAAAACTTTTGATGATTTTGCAGCTTTTGGCAAAGAATATGGATTTAAATCCGAAGAGCCGGAATATATGGCGCAATGGCTTTATGAAACACCTGACAAGCTAGAAATAGCAATAAGAGAATTTATTACAGAGAAACAAGCAAAGGTAGCTTAATTCTTACCTCTAAGGGAGGGTTGTCCTCCAAATACCTTCCCTTTGTTTTTTTTAAGAATAACAGATTAGACATTTATTGAGGAATTGGGAAAATGTGCGATTGTACAAAAAATATACTACCTAAAATTGAAAGAAATAAAATATTAAACGAATTATTTAGTAAAAAAGTAATATTTGCGCCTTACACAATTATTGATATTATCAAAGATTTTTTAACAGGAAATTTAATAAAAGTTTCTAAAAGTATTCAGGATGTAAGGCTTGAAATCTGCTCTGAATGCGAATATAGAGTTTTCAAAAGTCATTGCTCAAAAAGTGGTTGTCTTTTAAGTCTTAAAGTTCAGTTTTTAAGATCAGTATGTCCGATGGGTAAATGGTCATGAGGACAAGAGAAAGAAATTATTTATTAATTAATAAGCTGACTCCAACAGAATTAAAAGTTAAAGAATTGCTTGTAAATGGATTTGAGTATAACGAAATAGCAAAAGAGCTTATTATATCCCCGACTACAGTAAAAACACACGTTAATCACCTATTCGTTAAGCTTGATGTAAGCAATAGAGCAAGTTTAATTGTTAATCACTATAAAAATATTCTTTCAGAAAAACCAAGAATTTTTTTAAAAGAATATTTAACAGACATCGAAAAAGATGTTTTACAAAGATTTTCTATAGGTCTTAATCTTTACCAAATAAGTGATTGCGTGAAATTATCACCTTTAGAAGTTAGGGATATTTTGCAAAGTTTCTTTAATAAATTAGAAATTTAAGGGGAATTTATGAAAAAAATAACTGTTAGAGAAAAACAAGTTTTAGGTCTTATATGCGCCGGATTAACCAACTTAGAAATAGCTCAACGTTTGTTTATATCGAAAAGTACAATATCAGCGCATGTAAACAATATGTACGAAAAAGTTTTAGGTGTCGATAGAAAAAACAACCCCAGAGCGCAATTAGTAGATTATACGCATAAATACAATTTATTAGGGCAGGGAGATGGAGGAAACACTTAAACAGATTAAAGTTGACGAGATTATTTTAAAAATTTTAAACGCTTTATTTCTAAAAGAAAACTCAAATAATCTTGAAATTTATAGAAAAAAATTCAAAACAAAAGATGAAGCAATGTCATATTTAATTTTTATTGATGAAATCAGAAAAGCTAAAACTAAAGTAATTTGGAGTAAAAAGGGTAATGAATAAAGTTAAAGCAGCAGAAAAATTTTTTGAAAGTCTTAGTAATCCAGAAACAATGAGAAATATATTTACTGAAAGACTTGATCTATCTACTTTAAAAATTATAAATGATTATTCTGGAGTTATATACAAAATAACCTCAAGATGTCCTCTATTTTCACAAAAAGATATTTTAATAAATGCAATGATTATAGGTTATTTGCTTAAAGGTCAATTTGACAGAGCAGAATTAGAAGAATTACTAAAGAAGGATTAAC